TCAAAGAAAGATAAACGAAAAACAAGATTTATTATCTATAAGGTTTCTGGTAAAATGGAAATGAATGTCTACTGCCACAATTGTGGCTACTCAACTACATTCTTTAATTTTATCAAACAAGTGTTTCCTTCTGAGTTTGACGAATACAAACGAGATCAAATGTTGGGTCGATTTGGATCACCAAAGAAGCGTTCTGAGACACTTTCTAAGAAAGATGATATAACATATACCAAAAGCAAGAAAGTGTCTCAGAACGTCACTGAGAGTGTTCTAGATACGTGTATACCTTGTTCCGATCTTGATTCATCACATCCAGCAATACAGTGGTTAGAAAGTAGATGTTTTGGTGATATTGAAATCAATAGACTGTATTGGTCACCGAATTTCAAAACAACTTCTGAACTGCTGTCTCCTACCCCATTAGCTGAAGGATTTCCAGTTGAAGGTCGAATCATGATTCCTTTCTTCTCTGAAGATGGAGAACTTGAGATGATGCAGGGCCGCTCTCTATCAAAGAAAGGTCTTCGTTATATTTCAATTAAGAAAGATGAATCAGTTGATAAGATCTTTGGAAAGTTGGATGTTGATAGATCCAAAACTGTTTACTGCTGCGAAGGTCCATTTGATAGTTTGTTTGTTGATAATTGTATCGCGACATGCGATTCTAATTTGCTTAGAGCAAAAGCAGATGTTTACATTTGGGACAATGAACCAAGAAATCCAGATATCTTGAAGTTGATTGAGTCAGCTATAGATACAGGGAAACACGTAGTCATTTGGCCAAATTCTCCAAACAAAAAACAAGACATCAATGATATGATCAAGTTAGGAATAAGTAGAGAGGATATAAATGAGATCATAAAGCTAAGAACATTCTCTGGTCTGAAAGCAAGACTTGAATTTAATCAATGGAGAAAATCATAACAATGAGTCTATTAGAAAATGATCTAATTAAGATGGAACTCATTCGATATCAGAATGATGGACTATCATTTTCTGAGATGAGCAAACGAGTTGGCATGTCTCGATCAGCAATCTCAAACTTTCTAAACAAGAGATCATATACAGAATGGTGGCAGGACCATGATAAGCCAATTGCTTCTGGTACTTATTTTGATCACCACTCAAAAATCAAAAAGTTGAACAAGAAACGATACATTCTAACATCTGCCCAAAATTCAACATTTGTCCATAATGATTTTCTAAAATCACTTGAAACAATGGCTGATCGTATTGATGCTCAGATCATAGTTGGAACATTCTCATATAATTTGTCTGGTTTTCAGAATCTTGGAAAATCAGAAGGTGAATGGTTTGATCCAAAGATCAAAGATTATATTCTTGATGAACCAGTCATGTTAGCTGACGATTTGATTTGGTGTGGAGAACTTAATATTCTCCCCACAGCTGTGAATCCATTGTCTGGTTTTCATTCATATACAAAAGGAATGAGTGGTATCATTCCTCATGTTAAAGTTCAGTTGGAAAGTCTGCCTCGTCACAAATCTGAAGATCCTCGTTTCTTATATACAACAGGTGCAGTGACACAGCGTAACTATATTCAAAAGAAAGCTGGTCAGAAGGCATCATTCCATCATATCTTTGGTGCTTTGGTAGTTGAAGTTGATAATGACGGTTCCTGGTTTGTTCGTCAGCTAATTGCAGATTCTGACACTGGATGCTTTTACGATCTTGATACCTATTACATGCCAGATGACTATCAAGATGGAATCTGTGTAGAAGCAATCAATTGGGGTGATATCCATTCTGAGAAGATTGATCCTCTTGTTTCTTATGGATCATTTGGCCATAGTGAATCGCTACTTGATTTTCTAAAGCCAACATATCAATTTGTTCATGATCTACTTGATATGAGCAGTCGAAACCATCATAATCGAAATGATCCATATTTCAGATTTACTGAGTATCTACATGGTTCAAACTCTGTCTATGTAGATGTTAACAAAACAGTTGATGTATTATCAACCATGGAACGAGATTGGTGTCAAACAGTTGTAGTTGAATCAAATCATGATCTTGCTTTGAAGAAATGGCTCAAAGAAGCTGATTATAAAACAGATCCAGAAAATGCGATTACCTTCTTGGAATACCAGCTTGCTACATACAGAGCTATGGCTGAACAAGACGAAGAATTCTCAATCTTTGAATACGCAGTAAAGGATCAATGGCCTCAGTGTAAAGCGATCTTCTTAAAGACAGATCAATCATTTAAAATCTGTGGAGTTGATGGAATTGAATGTGGAAATCATGGCCATCTTGGAAACAATGGTAGTCGAGGTTCAGTTCTAAGTCATACAAAACTTGGATCAAGATTCAATATTGGTCACACTCATTCTGCTTCTATTCGAGATGGAGTGTACTGTGCGGGTACAACTTCTAGACTAGAAATGGGTTACAACCAAGGGTCACTAAGTTGGAGCCATTCACATATCGTTACTTATCCAAATGGAAAAAGAACAATCATCACTATGGTTGATGATAAATTTAAAGCATCTAACTAAAAAGGAACACAACAATGAAAAAGACTCCAATCACTCTAGGTCGTGGTGTAATGCTAGGTCAACAAGATTTCATTCATCAACGTTCCTTCCCAACTTCAGCGACACATAATTTCTATGTATATGGCCCAATTGAAGATCATGATGAGAATATTGTAGATGCGATTGCTACTCTTGATCTTGCAACTGAGAATGATATTGTCAACTTCTATATCAATACACCGGGTGGTAGTCTAGAAACTACTATTTCTCTAGTTCATGCAATGCTTCGAACTCAAGCAACCGTAATTACTCATGCTGATGGCATGGTCGCATCAGCCGGAACATTCATCTTTCTAGCAGGTCAGATGTACGTTGTCTATCCTTATAGCACTCTAATGGTACATGACTATTCTGGCGGTGTTGATCCTTATGCTAAAGGAAATGAGAATCTAAAACGTATTATGTCTGGAATCAATCTAATCAAACAGATGACCCAAGATCTATATGTTCCTGTGTTTACTGAAGAGGAAGTAGAACAGATTCTTGATGGACAAGATATGTATCTCGATTCAAATGAACTAATTGAGCGAATTAAAATTGCATTCAATCAAGATGAAGAACCATCCGAAGATGATTTTACTCCAGATCAACAACTGCTAGTAGAATAACCAAATAAATTCCTTGTATCAAATTATCACAATACAAGGAATTTTCAATGTACAAAATAGAAATTATCTGCAGCAATACCTCTTGTGGAGAGCACTTCATTTTAGTCTCTCCACAGGAATCTATTCCATCATATTGCCCTTATTGTTCATCTATCATCGAAGAAGAACAAGAGGATGAGGAATGAACTTTGCCGGGATCGATTACAGCATGTCGTGCCCAGCGATTACCGTTGGTCCAACTAAAGATTTTAAAAAATGTAAAACATTCTACTTCACAAAAGACAACAAGTTTGTTGGAAGCTTTTGTCATGATATTTACGGTATGCAACAACTACCATATTCTTCTCCAGAAGAACGATTTGATAATATTTCAGAGTGGGCTATTTCGATCCTAAAGAAATTCAAGGTAACACATGTTTGTCTTGAAGGTTATTCAATGGGGTCAAAAGGCAATATCACCGGAATTGCTGAAAACGGTGGACTTCTGAAACATAAGATGTGGAAAAACAAAATCGAATTTGTTACTCCAGCACCAACTCAAATCAAGAAATATTTTTGTGGCAAAGGTAATGCAAACAAAGAAGTCATGTATGATAGTTTTGTTGAAAAAACTAAAGTTAATATTTGCGAAGAAATAGAATACAATAAACAACCTGCTAAAGATTCTAACCCAATTTCAGACATTGTAGATTCATATGCAATGCTCTGTTATGCAATTGATAACATGTAAGGAATCATAACAAAATGACGTCAGAAACCAGCATTACAGTCATTAAAAGAGATGGGACAAAAGAGCCTCTATTAGTAGAGAAGTATGACAAAGTGTGTAACTTTGCGTGTGACGGAATTGGTCAGTTTAACTATGGAAAACATTAGTTTGCGTCAAGGTGTTGTG